TGTATTCCGCTCTGCCTTGATTGCAAAAACTGGGGAGCGAATGATGAATGCCCATATTACACCCCAATCCCACCCGAAATTAAATTGAGAGAACAACTATGCAAGCACTATACGGGCGGGGGATATACCGTGTTTTCTGAGGAGAAAAAATGAGCGTTACAATCGAAGACCACAGTGCGGAGGTTTCCGCTGAGATCAAAGCGGCGATTCTTCGCGGGCTTGAAAAATGCGGGCTGGTGGCAGAGGGATATGCGAAAAAGCTGTGTGACGGATTTAAAAATCCGACAGGCATCCTGCGCAACAGCATTACCCATGTGGTAGACGACGGCGAGCCCGCGGCGTACATCGGCACGGATTCCGAGCACGGCGAGTACGTTGAATTAGGTACCGGCATTTATGCCGAGGGAGGCGGAGGACGGCCTACGCCGTGGGTGTATCAGGATGAAAAAGGCAACTGGCACTACACGCGAGGCAACAAGGCACAGCCATTTTTGAAACCCGCTGCCGCCGACCATGCGGGACAGTACCGGGACATTCTGGAAAGCGAGCTGAAAAATGGATAACGAGACCATCAAGGCCATTGAAGCCATTATCAAGCGCGGCAACGATGTAGAAATCCGCCGCAAGGGTGACGGGTACATCGTTTTAGAGGTCAAGAAAACAATTAAATACAGCACTTCCGCGCAATAGGGCGCGGGAAAGGGCAATAGGAGCCAACTTGTAAGGATTTTTTACAGGTTGGCTCTTTTTCTTTTGGTAAAACCCGCGAAGCATAGCGGTTTTTATACAACGTTCGCCCCCGAAGAATTGGGGCCAAGGAAAAGGAGAACGAATAACATGGCGAAATTTACGAGAGCGGAAATCAGAAATATTCTCGGCGAGGCTTGCACCGAAGAGATCGAAAATCGCTTGGTTGCGCTGCATCTGGGCGTGGTCGACCCCCTCAAGGACGATCTTGCAAAGTACAAGGCGGACGCGGAGAAGCTGCTCGTCGTCCAGAAGCAGTTGGACGACCTTAAGGCAGCGGGTGACGGCGGTTATAAGGAGAAGTACGAGAAGGAACACTCGGCCTTTGAAGCCTTTAAGACCGACATCACGGCAAAGGAAAGCAAGGCGGCAAAGGAAAAGGCCGTGCGCGCTTACTTTGAGAGCAAAAACATCACCGGTGCGAATCTCGACCTTGCGATGCGCGGCTGCGGCGAGGAAATGGCCGCATTGGAGCTGGACGGCGAGAAGATCAAGGACACCAAGGCCCTCGATTTACTCGTGGACGGCACCTACAAGGGGCTGGTCTCCACCACGCAGACGCACGGTGCGAATCCCGCCACTCCCCCGATGAATACCGGCGGCAGCGGTGTCACGGCAGAAGCCTTTAAGAAAATGGGCTATGCCGACCGACTAAAGCTCAAGAAGGAAAGCCCCGAACAGTATTCGGAGCTGACGAAAAACTGACAACAAAGGAGATTAAAAACTATGGCAGATACGATTCTGACTAAACTCGCAGACCTGATCGACCCGGAAGTTATGGCTGATATGATTTCCGCTAAAATCCCCGACAAAATCCGCGTAGCACCTTTCGCAAAGGTGGATGATACCCTTTCCGGCGTTCCCGGCGACACAATTACCGTGCCTTCCTATGGGTACATCGGCGACGCTGAGGATGTCGCTGAAGGTGTGGATGTTGACATCGACAAGATGAGCACCAAGGACAAGCAGTACAAGATCAAAAAGGCGATGAAGGGCGTCGGTCTTACCGATGAGGCTGTTCTGTCCGGCTACGGCAACCCCGTGGGCGAAGCCAACGCGCAGCTGGCGCTGTCCATCGCTGCCAAAATCGACAATGACTGCATGGAAGCCTTGCAGGGCGCTACGCTGGTGTATGACGGCACTTCTGCCGCTATCAAGTACAGCGGCGTTGTGGACGCTATCGACGTGTTCAATGAGGAGATCAACAGCGACAAGGTGATGTTTATCAACCCCAAGCAGATGGCGACCCTGCGAAAGGATGCTGACTTTATCAGCGCTGACAAGTATCAGGCTGGCGTTGCTGTCACCGGCGAAATCGGCAAGATTGCCAACACCCGCGTTGTGGCAAGCCGCAAAGTTCCTTCTATCGAGTATGAGAAGGACAATAGCACCGGCACCATTGAAATTGTCGATGATGCTACCACCGAAACCACCACCAAAAAGCATCTGGCGACCATCCAGCCGCATTGCGCTGCTGCTTTGGTTGTCGGCGATAAGGTCAAGGCTGCGGCTACCGCCTACTACGCTTGCCCCATCGTTAAACTGAACGAGGACAGCGAAACCGAGGACGATGTTCCCGCTCTGACCATCTACCGCAAGCGCAGCATCAACGTGGAGACCGAGCGCAAGCCGCGTAACCGTTCCACCGAGATCACTGCTGACGAGTTTTACGTTGCGGCTCTGACCAACGAAGCAAAAGTCGTGCTGGCAAAGTTCAAGAAGTAATAGGAGGGCGGCGTAATGCTTGAACAGGTCTTACGGCACTTGAACAACTGGTTCCTTGTGGAGATCCACGAGGGCACGTTCACCGTGGAGAATGGCAGTATTACGCTGCCCTTTCTCCAAAATAACCAGTATTTCCGCGTGTGCGGCTCCGTGTTCAATGATGGGTTGTACCAATACCCAGTGGCGGACCTGACGGACGAGGTATTCACTGGTACAGTGTGGGCGCTGGCGATCCCCAAAGCAGTAGTAACCCTCTCGGAGGACATTGCCGCATGGGAGAAGAAGAACGGAGAAGCTGTTTTAAGCCCCTACACGAGTGAGAGTTTCGGGGGATACAGTTACACCAAGGCAAGCGGCGGAAACGCTGGCACAAGCGCTGTGACGGGCTGGCAGGATGCTTTTAAGGGCCGTTTGAATGGCTGGCGGAAGCTCAAGGGGGTGGAGCCGTAATGCTGTTGGATGCGTTTGGGAAAAAGTGCGTGCTGATTGAAAAGAAACGCACGGACGACGGCGCTGGCGGCTACATCACGGAATGGGTTGACGGCGCCGAGTTTCTCAACTATCAGGCACTTGATACATCCATGGAGGCCCGGAGGGCGGAACAAGAGGGCGTGACCTCGGTGTATTCCGCGCTGGTCAACCGAAACGTGCCCATTGAGTACAACGATTATTTCCGGGATGGGGAAACGGGGCTGACTTATCGGGTGACGTCAAACCCAGAGGAAAAGGCAGCTCCGAAATCTGCCGGACCGGCAATCCGGGCGCTTAAATTCTTTACTGCGGAGCGAAGGGAGCTGCCGAAATGACGAAGGATAAGGCGCTCCATGCGTGGTTTTCTCAATTTCTTTCGGCATACCCAACATCCAATGTGCCGAAGGACGCGACGTTCCCGTGGCTGACCTATGAGCTTATCACAGGGTCATGGGAAAGTGGAGAAATCGCTCTGACGGTGAATCTCTGGTATTACACGGAAAGCGAGGCAATTCCCAACGCCAAGGCACAGGAAATCTCTGACGCCATCGGCATGGGCGGCGCGTTCGTGCCCTATGACGGAGGCGCGATGTGGATTAAGCGCGGCTCCCCGTGGTGTCAGAACATCGTGGACGAGAGCGATAAGAACATCAAGCGGCGGTATCTCAACATCACGGTGGAATATCTGTCGCAAAACTGATGAAAGGACGAAACTATGAAATTCACAAAAATTCCTTCCGACGCATTTCAGAAATTGCAGATCAACGCCGGTATTCTGACTACCGATTTTACCCCCGCAACCGGCACCATCGGGGAATCGGGGCAGATTGGCGCGACGACCGGCGGCATTAGCTTTACCGCAACGCCGACCTATTCGGACTTTGGCGAGGACATTGACAACTGCCCCAAGAACATGAAGGAGCTGAAACGGCTGGATTCCTGGGAAGCGAAAATGACGGGCACGTTCGTCAACGCAGACACCAAGATTGCAAAGAGCCTTTGCGGTGCTGCCGACGTGGGAACCAGCGATGGGAAAGTCACGCCTCGGAACGATCTGTCGGACGCTGACTTTGCCAACATCTGGCTGGTGGGCGACTATTCCGACAAGAACGGCGAGAAAAACGGCGGCTTCATCGCCATCCACATGATGAACGCACTGTCTACCGGCGGCTTCCAGCTGAAGACCAGCGACAAGGCAAAGGGCCAGTTTGCATTTGAGTATACCGCCCACTACTCCATGGCAGCACAGAACACGGTCCCCTTTGAGATCTACATTAAGGCCGGTACGGCGGAGGGCTGATATGAAACTTTCCGATATTCGCGGCGAGCGGGTGTTTGATGTTATCGCAGACATCATTGACCCAATTGCCAACATTGTAGAAGATGAAAAGGCATCCGCCATGTTCCGGCGTGAAAAGATCCCCGATGGAATGACGGCGAAGGAGTTTGCAATGCAGCGGGCGCGAAAAGCGCTCCCTGCGCTGCTCAAGGGTCACAAAGGCGACATCATCGCTATCCTTGCCGCCATTGAGGGCGTGAGCGCTGAGAGCTACAAGGGCGCTCTGAACCTCGTCAAGCTGATGCGAGACGCAACGGAACTTTTGACCGATGATGCATTCGGCGCACTTTTTATCTCGGTGCAGAGCGAGAACTCATCTGGCTCTGCGCGGGAGAATACCGAGGGGCAAAAAGTGTAAAGGCGTTTGCGGGGTACTGCGCGGCGCGTTTTGTTGAACGGGCAAGGGCAGAGGCGTACCGCATTTATGTGACGGACGCGCTGCGGTTTGTTGCGGAAAACACGGCGCGATACGCAGGCGGGAGCTACATCAAGGCAAGGTACTCCGACATGATTGAGCCGAAGAAGCAGGACAACAGGACATGTGAAGAGATCACCGCCGATGTGGTCGCGCGGTGCGGGCTGACGATAAAAAAAGCCGCCCCTGACGGGGCGGCGGATGGATAGGCGTTATTTGAGGACGTATTCCGAGATCATGCGGCCGATCTTTCCGATGTCGGTATCGCCTTTGAACTCAAATTTGGCGGTAAAGCCATTAGAGAACGTCAGGACAAGCTCGCTGTCGGGGATCAGTTCGACAAAGCCGGGGGTCTGGATGCTGAAGAACTGGACCTTAGAATAGGGCATAGAACTGAATGATTTCCGTTTTCCGGTGATGCCCTGAACGTCTACGGAAATGATGCGCTTGTTGGTGAAGATAAGCTGGTCGCGAACCGTTTTGAAAGCGCAGGCGACGCTCTCGCCCTCAATCAGAAGACCGTTGACCTCATCGCGTACCTCGGAGACATTGATGGGCTTTAAGTCCCATGCGGAATTGTTGTTAAAGTTAATCATAGCAAAACCCTCCTTCGATGAAAGTATACGCCTTATTTATCAAAATGTCACGGGCGATTTCTTAAAAATCACCAAGAAAGTGTGGTGAAAGCGTGAATTTATTAGACCTATTTGTGAAAATCAGCGTCGATGACAGCGATGTTGACAGCGGATTTTCTGAAACAGGAGAAAAAGCGGATGCGTTGGCAAGCAAACTGAAAGGCGGGCTTGCAACGGCGGCAAAGATTGGCGGCGCCGCGATTGTAGCGGCTGGCGCGGCTGCGGTCGCCATTACAAAGCAGGCCGTAGAAAATTACGGCGAATATGAGCAGCTGGCCGGCGGTGTGGAAACGCTTTTTAAGTCTTCTGCCGATACCGTGATGCAGTACGCCGCGAACGCATACCAGACGGCTGGCATGAGCGCAAACGAGTACATGACTACGGTGACGGCATTTTCTGCGTCTCTGCTGCAATCGATGGGCGGCGACACGGATGCAGCGGCTGAAAAGGCGAATCTGGCCATTACCGACATGTCGGACAACGCAAATAAGATGGGCACGGACATGCAGTCCATCCAGAACGCCTATCAGGGGTTCGCCAAGCAAAACTATACCATGCTGGATAACCTGAAGCTGGGATACGGCGGCACCAAGGAGGAAATGCAGCGGCTGATCGACGATGCTAACGCCTTAAATGCCGCACAGGGAAACTACACCAATTACACCATTGACAGCTATGCGGACATCGTGGATGCCATTCACACAGTCCAGACGGAAATGGGAATCACGGGCACAACGCAGTTAGAAGCCGCGACAACAATTCAGGGGTCTATTTCGTCGATGAAGGCTGCGTATGAAAACTTTGTAACAGGGCTTGGCGACGAAAATGCGGACATTGCAGAACTGGCGACCAATCTAATTGATAGCGCTGTGACCGTGGCGGAAAACATTTTGCCGGTCATAGAGCGGGTGCTTGAAAACATTGGAACGATTGTGCAGGAAAAAGGGCCGGAAATGATTGAAAGGTTTGTTTCTTACGCGGTAGAGAAACTGCCGGACATAATCAAGCTGGGCATACAGATGGTTATTGCACTGGTAAAGGGGTTGGCACAAAACTTCCCACAGCTTGTAACGGGCGTTTTGGATATGGTGGCAACGATCATTGACACGTTGGTTGATTCTATCCCAGACATTATCGAAATCGGAAAAGATATCGTGCGAGGCGTTTGGGAGGGAATCAAGGCGATGGGAAGCTGGATCAAGGAGAAGGTAACCGGGTTCTTCGGCGGAATTGTGGATGGAGTGAAGGGCGTTCTTGGCATTCATTCCCCGTCTCGCGTATTCGCTGGGATCGGTGAAAACATGGCGCTGGGTCTTGGCGAGGGATGGGATGACGAATACGGCAATATCAAGCGAGGCATTACCTCTGGGCTGGACTTCGGTACGGCGTCGGTAGGCTTTGCGGATTCCGGCATCGGCATTTCCAGCGCGGCTATTGTAAATGGGCTGGGCGAAGGGAAGCAATCCGGCGGATCATTTACGTTTAATCTAATGTTCCCTGACATGACCAAATTTGCATCCTATGTGTTTGACCCGCTGACCGGCTATGCGCAGGCAAACGGTACGCCAATTCTGAACCCCATTGCATGAGGTGAAACATGACGGAATTGATTTTAGACGCCAACGGCATGGCGGTGGTGCTGCCGGAGAGCCGGGATGGCGGATACAATGTGCAAAATATCCCTCTGTCGGTTGACGTACAGATGATCTCTGGGCGAACGGCACGGGAACTGCGAGGGAATGTGTGGCAGGTATCCTATCAATACGGATATTTTGATGCGGAAATGAAAAACAAGGTGATCGCGGCCTGTGAGAAGGGAACACAGGAACCGATTATCTGCGGTTTTTTGCCACAGGAATCCGATGGCGCGCTGCAATACTCCAGCTTTATCGTAACGTCTTTTACCCGGCCTAAGTTTATGTGGTCGCGGCGAAGCGGACATGGAGAGGAGACCAAAGAGACCCCGTTGTGGGCAGACTTTACCGTGGAATTGCGGGAGGTGACGCCGCATGATTAAAAGCGGACAGGCGTATCATGCGGCGATCACAGGAGACGCGCGGCGGGTGCTGCTGCGGGCGGTTATTGATATCATTTCCCCGGACATCGTGTTCGGCGCCGGGGAGACCTCCGGGCAGATTCCGTGGAGCAAGCCGGAGCAACTCCACGATAAGGTTTTTGGTAATCCCACCAAATACGCAACGTTAGAGCGTGACCGGTGGGCGCTGGACGGAACGTGGGACATCTTGCCGGACGATCCTGCTCAGGCGGTGGGCCAGATGGGTTACATCGGCAACGTGCTGTCCGGCGAGGATGGGACGTTTTCCACGCCGCCGTGGGTGGAGTTGCAATTCTCCGGCGTGTCTGTCTTGCAGGCGTGCTCCGTATATTTCCCGGACAATGACTATGACGGGCTTCCGGAGGATTTTACGGTGGAGGTCAAACAGGGCGGCACGGCGTATCACACGCGGACGTACACCGGCAACACAGCTTCCTCCGTATTGCTGGAGGGCTTCACGGTCAACAACCCTGACGCCATCCGGGTGACGGTGACCAAATGGTCACGGCCCAGCAGGCGGATGCGGGTGGTGGAGATCGTCCCCGGCGTGTATGAGGGCTGGGACGGCGGGATGATCGCGGAGTTTAACGTGAAGCAGCATGGCAACATCGCGGCCACGGCGCTGCCGTACGGCACGTGCACCCTCAAGATCGACAACCTGTCCAGGCGGTTTGAACCGCGAAGCAAAAACGGGCTGTTTCAATCCATTGAGGAGCGTCAGGGGATTGACGTTTCTCTGGGCGTCCGGCTGGCGGACGGCACGGACGAGTACAAGCGGCTGGGGATCTTCTATCAGTATTCCGGCGGCTGGAAAACCGGCGACAACGGCCTGACGATGCAGTGGAATCTGGTGGACATCATCGGCCTGCTGGCAAACCGGGAATTTCTGGCGCCTGCCACCCTCCCCACTACGCTGGGCGGGTGGATCGGCGCTCTGGCGGCTCAGCTGGGCGTGAATTTCAAGGATCGCTGGCACGTGGACCCGGATTACACGGCCCTGCCGGTGACGGTGCGGACGGCAGAGGATGTGCAGGGAAAAAAGTGCGGGGACATCCTCCGCTGGGTGTGCCAGGCAACCGGCACATGGCCCCGGGCGGACGCCTCCACCGGAGACCTGACCGCTGAGCCGCTGTGGAGCGAGGGAAACCGGGTGACACTGGACAACCTCAACAGCTACCCCACCATGAAGGCCAACGGGGACGTGGCGGCGCTGATCTTCACCCTCAACGATGGGACGGACACGAAATACATCGTGTCCGGCAATGCCACATCGTCCAGCGAGACGGTGAGCATCGACAATCCGTTCATCAAGACGCAGGCGCAGGCGCTGGCGGCGGCGCGGCTGATCCTCTCCACCTACGGCGGGAACGTGCTGGATCTGACGGGCCGGGGCGATCCGTCCTCTGAGATCGGTGACGTGGAGACGGTGTGGCTGGACGAGAGTCAGGCCACCACGGCGCGGCTGACCATGCAGACGTTCCAGTTTTCGGGCGGCGTTATGCAGGGGTGCCAGAGCCAGCTGCTACAGGCAGACGGCAGCTTCCTGTATCAGGGGCGGGAGATCATCACCCAGCCGGGAACGTGGAAAGCCCCGGCGGAGAAGAAATCTCTGCGGGTCATCCTTGTGGGCAAGGGCGGCGACGGCACACGCGGCCAGGACGGCACGTGGGACGCTGCCGGCGCGGACGGCGTGAACGGTCTGGGCGGTCTGGTGTGGGCCGGAACCATCAACATCAACGATGGGCAGGAGTTTCCAGTGGCCTTTGGCGAAAACACAACCTTCGGGGCGTATTCCTCCGCCAACGGCAAGCGCTATGAAAATGGCTACACGGACGTGGCCAGCGGCGACAGCTTCGCCCGGACGGGCGTGGCAAAGCCAAGGGCGGGAACCGGAGACGGCGGGGCCGGTGGCAAAGGCGGCACGCAGGGCCGGCGGAAGAAAGTTAAGTGGACAGACGAGAGTGGTGCATCTCACTCGTATTGGAAAATCTACAGTTATCCTGGCATTGGCGCAGATGGCGCGATGGGCGCTTCAGGCTGTGCTGTGGTGTATTACGACAAGTAGCGGTCCGATTCGGACACGGAGGAATTATGGCTTTTGATTTTTCCACATTGATAACAGACCGAACGCTGGAGGACGTGGCTGCCCGGAACGAAAAAGGCTCTTACAATGCGACGGACCTTAACCGGGTGAACGCGTGTCTGGAGGATCTGGTGGCGCGGCTGAACCGTGTGGGCTGTCTCGTGCCGGGGTACGTGCGGGTGAAGATTGAGCGGGAAACAAAGCCCGCCAGCCGCTTGCCGGAGGGGTACACAGAGGTGCAGTATATCCAGAGCACGGGAGCGCAGTATGTGGATACGGGCTTCAAGCCAAACCAAGATTCGCGTGTACTCATAAAACTATCTACGTCAGAAACCGGTAGCCATACAGTGTTTGGGGCAGATCTTGGTTGGACTGATGATGGCTTTGCGCTTGGCGTTGGATTTACCCATTACGGAAAAGAAACCGGAACGATTTCCGGGTTGAATAATGGATCTCCGCATGAGGTTGATTTTAACAAAAACATTATTTCTATGGACGGGAACCCTGTTCTAACTATGGGAAATTCGACATTTTCCGTCCCACACAATCTGGCACTTTTTGCAAATAACCGCGCCGGGGGGATTCAGGAAAAAACAACCATGGTACTTTATTATTGCCAAATTTATAACGGCAATATCGTTATTCGGGACTACATCCCCTGCAAAAACGCTGCCGGGGCGGTGGGGCTGTACGATCTGATCGGGCAGAAGTTTTACGGCAACAGCGGAACCGGCGTCTTTACAGCCGGGCCGGTGGTCACGTGGGACGAGCCGACCCAGACGCTGGACCCGTACACATGGTACGAGAGCGATGTGCCGGTGCCGTCCCAGATGGCCCGCTACCGGGCCAACGTGGCGGCGGTGCGGGCGGTGCTGCGGCTGCCGGAGGGGACGCCGGAAACCCCGGAGACCATGCGGCGGCTGACGGTGGCGGAGGCCAACAGCATCGAGGCGATTTTGCTGGCCCTGAATCTGATTTTAAGTAAAATCCACACAGCCGTGCGCCACTGCGGCGTGACGGTGTGCGGAAGCAAAGGAGTGAGAGCATGAGAGATCGGACCCCCACGCGGGCGCTGGAGAACGGCGCACTGCGCTACGGCGTGTACGCTGAGGACGGCAGTCTGCTGCGCTATGAGTATCTGGCGCTGGAGGATGACCCCGCAGACCCCGGCACGGAACTGAGGAAGTCCACGTTGCTGCAGGATTCCACAGAGGTATCCCTTTTCGGTAGCGCGGCGGACCGGACGGTGGATGAGGCCTTCGCGGGCATCGCGGGTCAGCTGAAGCTCATCAAATCTGACATGGCGGCCATCACCCTGACGGTGCAGGATACCAACGGCAAGCCGATCCCGGAGGTTTTTGTGCAGGGCATCCTCAACGAAAACGGACAGGCAGTGTACACAAACGCCAGTGGCGTGGCCACCGGATACATCGGCGAGGGACAACAGGTCGTGAAAGTCAGCGGTTACGCAGACGTGGAGGATTACGCCGAAACCCTGACCGTAGTCAAGGGAACAAACATCTCAAAAACGTGGAAATTGACAACAAATAATTTTCTGAGCGTAAAATCCAGCCGACCTGTCAAGTTTACCGGGAATGTAAGCACGATTGATTATTCCGTAACTTCCGGTGGTGGCGGCGGCAGCGGTGGCTATGGATTCCCGGGCGGTGGTGGCGGTGCCGGAGGTGGTACAATCACAAAGACCGGCATTGCCGTTGAGCCTAATAAACAGTATGCAGCAGTAATTGGAGCCGGAGGTGCAAGCGGTTATGGTGACGCTGCCGGAAAATCTGGTGGAAAATCTTCTTTTCTTGGTGACTCTCCAAACGGAGGCGCCCCCGGCACCCCGGCTGCCAACGGCGCAACGGGAGAGGACGGTGGAAGCGGCGGGGCAGGCACCCAGGGCGGCGGCAGCGGCGGCAATGGCGGCCGTAGTTACGCTAACGGCTCAAACGGCAGCAATGCTACTTCAACAGCGTTTACTTCTTTTACCGAAACAAAAGCCCTTGGTGGCGGCGGCGCTGGAGGAGAAGGCAAATATTATAGCGGTGCCAGTGCGACAGATGGCATTGTCGGCGGTGCAGCCAACACTGGCGGAGGCGGCAGCGGAGGCTATGGTGCCGGAGAAAATAAAGATGATGATTACAAAGACAGCTCTGGCTCTTATGGTTATTCCGGATTCATCGGCATCCGGATGCACCTGAAATCTGCGGCGTAAAGAAGGTAGCCTATGGAATACTGCATTGTAGAGGACGGCGTGATCGTCAACATGATCGTAGCCGATGCGGACTTTGCCGCAGAAATCGGGGCGCTGCCCGCCTACGAGGGCGCGGCCATCGGCGGGGCGTACACCCCGCCTCCCCCGGAGCCGGAGCCGCCTACCACGGACGAGCGGCTTGAGAAGCTGGAAACGGAAAACAAGCTGCTGCGGGAGCAGGTGAGCGCTCAGGCAGATCAGGCGGAGTTTTATGAGGAGTGCATCGCCGAGATGGCGGCGATCGTGTATGCGTGAGTTTTGGGCGGAGACCGCCCTGACCCTATATTTTTTCTTATCGAAAGGAGCAAGAGACATGATGGCTATGTTGTTTGCGCAGAGAGTGATCTTGGGGAAAACCGAGTTTGAGAAAGTCCCCGCGAAGCTGAAACAGCAGGTGGCGGACATCCTGATCAACGAGTGCGGTCTGCCGGAGCTGGTGCCTGCTGAGTTTGGGGGAACCGCAAAGGCAGAGTAACAAAAGAGCCGCCCAGCGGGGCGGCGCGGAAAATTGACAAAGCAAGGTGAATCGTGTATGATGGGGTTCGCCAGTAAGAACGGTACGGTTGTTTCCCCGTAAAGGGGGTGACCGCATGAGCACAGCAGAAACCATTGCGTTACTTATGCTTGTGATTGCGGCTATCAAATTAGGCGTTGACCTAAAGAAATAACCGCCACCTAAATCGGCAGCGGCTTTTCTACGGATTCTAAATCTGTTGGGGAACGACCTGCACCGACCAAAGTGAGCCGTCCTTACTGGCCCTATTATACACATGCCCACGCCGCTTTGTCAAGGATGACAAGGCGGCTTTTTTGATTGAAAGAACATATAGACGCCTTAAAACTGCAACTTTTAAGGAGTGTGTTATGACGGAGACGATAATCTGCGCCCTCATCACAGGGGGGCTGACGCTGATGGGCGTATTGATCGCCAACGGCAAACAGCAAGCGATCACCGACACGAAGCTGGACGAGCTGACCCGCGAGGTGCGGGAGCACAACAACTTCGCCCAGCGGGTGCCGGTGATCGAGGAACAGATCAAGGTAATCAACCACAGGATCGAGGATCTTGAGCATGTGAGCGAACGATGAAAGGAGGAGACATGGAAAACATCAAGAAACGGCTGGGGAATCTTCTTGCGGTGAAGTCTCTGGTGACCATCACCCTGACGGTGGTGTTCGCGGTGCTGGCCCTGCGGGGTGACATTTCCGGGACGGAATTTCTGACGATCTTTACCACCGTGATCGCGTTCTATTTCGGGACGCAGCGGGTGGCAGAAGATAAAAACGGTTGAGAATTCAACCGAAAATTTGAAAGGGGACATATTATGAACAAGATCTACGAGAACATCATCAACGAGGGCAAGAAAAACGGCGAGACCGTGGAGACCATCAACGCGGAGCTGAAGGAGGCCGGTGCCAACTTCCACCTGAATCCTGACGGCGGTGTGGCCAACTGGACGAAGCAGGAGATGAAAGAGGGCTTCATCCCCGCTGAGACCGAGCCGGAGGACGTGAAGCACCTCCATGATGTGATGCGCTACGATACCGAGAAGGCCGGTGAGACTCTGCGCATCCAGTGCGCCGAGGGCGTGTATGATGTGACGTGGGACGTCTACGGCCATCCCGAGAAGGCTGTGAGAGTCCATGGTTGATACGTTCGACTGCGCCCGTGCGCAGATCTACCACAACACCGCCAAGCTGACCCCGGCGCAGATCAAGGCCAAGACCGGCTGCACCCACATCATCAACGGCTACCTGTTCAACGGGCGCTTCGTTCCGGTTGGCTGGTGCGTGATCGACGGCAAGGTCATCAGCCGGGACAAATACCAGGACTGGGGTGTGTCCATCGGCTCTGACGGCCTGCCGAAGATGCTGACGGACCGGGGAGGATCGTTCCTCTCCGGCGTCCCCATCCTGAAAGGCGGGGCGAAGCTGTACCGGGAGCTGACGCCGGACGTGGCCCGGTCTGCCGCCCGGACTGCGGTGGGCTGGCTGGCCAACGGCAAGGTGGTGCTGTGGTGCGATAAGGCCAGCCTGACCCGGGACCAGCTCCAGAACAAGCTGCTGGGGCTGGGCGTGGTGGATGCCCTCATGCTGGACGGCGGCGGCTCCACGCAGGGCATTTTTCCCAAGGGGAAAGTGACCAGCACCCGGAAGGTGCCCACACTGCTGCTGTTTTGGGAGCGGTCGGCGATCAAGAATGAAGATCAAGCCCTCGTATGGGGCAAGGCTCATGGCCTGCTGACGGACGCCAACGCCGGTGACACGGTGACCCGTGCCGACATGGTTCGGGCGCTTTACAAGCTGGAGGGAAGCCATGGTTGAGATCCACGCTTACAGCAAAGCCGCTTCCGGGGGCAAGCAGCTCTCCGCGCATTTCAAGGTGCGGGAGTTCGCGTGTGGAGACGGCAGCGACGCGGTTTTGGTCGCTCCCCGGCTGGTGATGGTGCTGGAGACCATCCGCGCCCACTTCGGGACGGCGGTGAAGATCAATAGTGGCTATCGCACACCCCAGTACAATGCCAAGGTGGGCGGCGTGGCTCACAGCCAGCACTGCTACGGCATGGCGGCGGATATCACCGTCAGGGGGCAGGCACCGGCAACGGTGGCAGCGTTCGCGCGGCAGATCATGCCGGACTGGGGCGGCGTGGGCATTTACAGCAAGCAGGGCTTCACCCACATCGACGTCCGGGAGAAACGCTCCGACTGGACAGGCTAAACTACTGAGAGGAGGGCCAGAAGATGGCAACATCCACGCTTTTTAGCGCTCTGCAAGTCTGGGTAACCCATGGAAAAAACAAACCGAGAGATCCGGGCGCTGTTGTCATCCATGGCCCCGGCCAGGGCGGCGCAGGCCGTCCGGCTGGTAGGCTTGCCGCCTGACGAGGAGACGGCGGTGCTGGCGGTAGACGTCCACGGCCAGAGCTGTTTACAAGCGGCGGCGCTGCTCCACGTCAGTGTGGACGGCCTTGCCAAGATCCGGCGGCGTGCTTACGCCAAGATCGCGGATGATATGCAGGGATAGAGAAAAGCCGTGTCCGAATCGGACACGGCTTTCTTATTTTTGTTCCCGCTTTTCCTTGTGCTGCGCCATAAAATCCTTGTCCAAGCGGTTGACTGTGGTAGGCGCTTTCCGGGTTCCTTGTCTGATTTGGGTGCGCTCCTGATGCCATTTTATCCGGAGCCTGTCACACTCCTCAGAACATGTGATTCGAGGGGTTCCGGGGGAAATCGGTTTTCCACAGATCACGCAGACTTTTTGACCTCTTCGCGGCTTCTGTGCCCGCAGCTCATAATAATTATTTTCCTCGTTCCATTTTTTGGATGCCTCGCGGTCCGCCTGACGATATGCTCCCGGGGCACAGTCTTTGCAGTACCGCTGGCGCGCCGAATTGACAATATACCCTTTCCCGCAGATCGTACAATGGTCAATACTGCCAAGAGGCCGGATTGTTCCACTTTTGTGGCATCGTGCAGCTGACTCTTTTTTGCGGATGGCCCGGCAATTAGGGCAGTACCAAGCCCGAGGGCCACCGTCAAAGGTCGCGCCACACTCGCGGCAAGTCCGTGGGCGTATGGTGGTAGATCTCTCTGCCGCAAAACACTCCGCACATACACGCTGCTCAACTTTGATGGCGGGAAAAAACTTCCCACATTTTACGCACGCCTTGAGCCGCATATTTTAGCCCCGTGTGTATAGCCCTACGGCTTGCGCCAGCAAAATCCGCAAATAGTCCGGGCAAGCGCTTGCCCCGGATTCCCAATTCTCCACCGTCCGGCGCGGGATACAGAAGCGCTGGGCAAAAGCAACCTGAGACAAACCAGTGGCTGCTCTTATCTCGCGGATCGTAATATGAGCCACATCCCACAACGCTCCCAAGGACTGGATCCGATCATCCGGGATGTCAGCGTCTTCCGGATCCCCCCAGATGTCAGATAGCGCCCAGTCTGATACATACATATCCCGGTCTTGGTCGGCAAGTGCACCGAAAAAGAGGGTGCTGAACTGCTTATCAGTCATGGTATATCCTCCTTAATTCAGTTCATCAACAAAGACGACCATATCTTCGTCAGGGACAAGGACTCCATCCACGTCATATTTGATGCAAGCGCCATCCTCGCAGGTGCTGTTGTTGGCCATTTCGATGCAATAATCAACATCCTCAACGGTATAAGTATCAGTTTCCTCATCATAGGGCAGGGAACCAGCGGTAAAATAATCGCGGCTCCAGTCCGGATCATATCCGGAACCATTCCAGCGCTGAATCTTGATTTCTACGGTTTTCTTTCCATCAGTAATTTTCATTTTTATTTTCCTCCTGGGCTGTGCCCCTCTTGTTGTTATTATAATACCACCAATTTGGTGGTGTGTCAAGAGAGAAAAGCAAAAAAGTCAAAATATTTTCAGGGCAGTTTGAGGGCAGAATACAGGCAGTTTCCGGGCAGTTTGGCCGCCCGGATTTTTTGTATCATATAGGCATAAAGGAGGCGCACACAATGTATGAACGGCTTTTGGCCTGCGGGTATCCGGCAGAGGTGGCGCGAGATATAATCGCGCAGACGGACCCGGCGGAGCTGGAACGGTGTGTGCGCATGATCGAGCTGCTCTACGATGATCGGAGGGAGTATGTATAGCCACTTCAACCCCAATCCCTGTGGGAAAAATGTTGGAGACTGCACCGTGCGGGCGATCTCTAAGGCAACCGGGATGGAGTGGGGCGAGGTGTATTTACGGCTCTGTATCCAAGGGTATCTGGATGGCGATATGCCGTCGGCTAACGCCTGTTGGGGGCGGTATCTTCGCAGCATCGGATACCGGCGGTACATCGTGCCGGACACCTGCCCAGACTGCTACACGGTTGGGCAATTTGCGGAGGATCACCCAAAAGGCACCTATATTCTGGCTTTATCCGGTCATGTGGTCTGCGTCTGCGACGGCATGATCTGGGACAGCTGGGACAGCAGCAACGAGAACATCTTGTATTACTGGGTCAAGGAGGATGACTAAAATGGCTTACACACCTTACGGATGGCAAAATCCCTATTACGCACCGCCTATGCCGGATAACCTCATGCAGATGCGCCAACAGCAGATGCAGCCTATGACACCCCAGATGCCGCAGGCCCCGCAAAACCCGGTGGCGCAGAGCGGCGTCCAGTGGGTCAGTGGGGAACAGGAGGCCCGAAATTGGATGATCGCGCCCAACGCCGCTGTGGCGTTGTGGGATAGCTCCGCGCCTACGGTGTACCTCAAAAAGGCAGATGCCAGCGGTAAACCCTCACTTACGATCTACGACCTCGTAGAACGCGCAGAAACGCCGCGTACAGCTCCGCAAGAAAAGGGCGTGGAGTTTGTCACCCGAAAAGAGTTCGACGCTCTGGCGGCTCTTGTGGGCGAATTGAAGGGCAAGAAGAAGCGCAAGGTAGAGGAGGAAGAGGACGATGAGTAACAATCCGTTTTTCAATGCGTTAGGTGGCGGACAGATGCCGGGGTCGATGAGCGGCTTTCCTCAGCTTTTACAGCAGTTCAAGCAGTTCAAGGCAAGTTTTAAAGGCGACCCAAAAGCGGAAGTGGAGAAGATGCTGCAAAGCGGCAAAATCTCACAAGATCAGTTAAACAAGATACAGTCAATGGCAAACCAATTTCAGGGGCTTTTCAAGTAATCAAAATCGTGGCCACGGTTTGATATAAATATTTTTTCAAAAGGAGTGATACTATGTCTCTTTCCTCTGACGGCACCATGCTGACTATGCCTGTGGCTCCTGCCAACACCGGAAACGGTAACGGCTTCGGCTGGGGCGGCGATGGCGCATGGTGGATCGTGCTGTTCCTCATTTTCGCTGCGTTCGGTGGCTGGGGTAACGGCTTTGGTTTCGGTGGCGGCGGCAACGGCGTGATGGACGGTTATGTCCTGACCTCTGATTTTGCCAATGTCGAGCGCAAGATCGACAGTGTAAATCAGGGTCTTTGCGACGGATTTTACCAGCAGGCGCAGCTTATCAACGGCACCAACATGGCGATGGCAAACGGCTTTGGGCAGGCTGAGCTTTCCCGCAGTAACCAGCAGGCGGCTCTCATGCAGCAGTTGACTGCCATGCAGATGCAGGCCGCTGAATGCTGCTGCAACACCCAGCGCAGCATCGAGGGCGTGCGCTATGATATGGCGGCGCAGGCTTGCGATACCCGGAACACGGTGCAGAGCGCCACCCGGGACATTATCGACAATGCCAACAGCAACAGCCGCGCCATTTTGGACTTCCTAACCCAGAGCAAGCTGCAGGATCTCCAGAGCGAGAATCAGGGCTTGAAGTTGGCCGCATCTCAGGCGGCACAGAACAGCTATCTGGTGTCTCAGCTCCGGCCTTCTCCCATCCCGGCCTACACGGTGCAGAACCCCTATTGCTGCAACCAGTTTGCCGGTTGCGGCTGCTGACAACTGCATAGCGTAGCTTTTTGCCGATAATGGCAAAATGGTCGGCCCCGTGTCGATGCTAAACCAAAGCGGCGGGGCAATAGCCCTGCCGCTTATTTTATGAAAGGAGTTTTTATGCCTGAATACACTGCGATTGCCACGCAGACTGTGGCGGCAAATCAGAACGTGCTTTTTACCGAGGCACCGATCCCCTGCACAAAGGGCCTTGTCACTCACCGGGTAGGCTCCGGCCTGTTTAATCTCCGGGGTAACTGCTCCCAGTGCCGCGTCCGCTACAAGGTGGACTTTATCGGCAACATCGCCGTAAGCACCGGCGGGACCCCCGGTCCCATCTCCGTTGCCATTGCGGTTGACGGTGAGCCTCTGCCGTCCTCCGTTGCGACGGTGACGCCCACAGCGGCGGGGGCATTTTTTAACGTGGCTGCATCCGAGTACGTTGACGTTACAAAGGGCTGCTGCGCGTCGCTGTCCATCCGCAACGTTAGTGGCGAGGCCATTGACGTGAGCAACGCGAACCTTATCATTACCAGAGTTTGCTGAGAAAGGAGAACACAATGGGAATGAAATCTATGTATGAACTGCGGGATATGCTCTGCAAGGAACTTGACGAGCTGATCCGCAAGGGCGAGCTGGGTGCCGGGGATCTGGACATCGCCCACAAACTCACGGATACCATCAAGAACATCGACAAGATCGAGGCGATGGACGAGAGAGGCTATTCCGGGCGCTATCTGGACGATGATCTACGTGGCTACAGCCGTGGTAGCTCCTATGCCCGTAGGCACTACGTCCGCGGCCATTACAGCCGCACGGACGCAACTGAGCATCTGCGCAGCCAGATCAACGATATGATGCGGGAGACCGACGATGACCGCATCAAGGACGCCCTGCGCCGTGCAATGGACATGATGGAGGAATAAGGGGGTAGGCCCCAATGATTGACGATCGAGAAGTGGCGCTATGGATCAAGCGGTTAGAGACGGAAGAATCCAGTTGGTCAAACTACGAAAAGCTGGCGGCGCTGTATACCATCCAAAACCAGAACCGGGAGCCGGTGAAGGAAGCCCGCATGGTTGAAGCGTATTCTGCGGCTCCCGCGCCTGACAGCGATTTCCTCCGGGCGGTGTCTAACGTTGACCCAGCCCGTGCGTGGGAGGTCATGGACGAGCTGATGGACAGCTTGAAAGTGGTCAACGAGCGGGTTTATAATAGCGTCATGCGGAAATTGGAAAACTAAATTTAACCCCTCGGCAAATGCCGGGGGGTTAGTTATATTTTAATGTTAGTGTTGCGACATGAAAATAAGACTAACTTGGCGTTACAAAAAACGCACCGTCATTGTCTGCGTCGATGCGCTGGATTGTGCGTACCCAGAATTCCTTTTTTGCCTGTCGGTCTAAATCAGGATATTCCTTCAATTCCCGCCGTAATGTTTCAAGGTCAAATTCTTTTATAGGCTCCGGGTTTATTGCCGCGAGCTGCTGTTTCAATTCCGTATAGTCTTTTTTGTATTCTTCGATTTCAATCAAATCCGACAGATACAGGTCTTTCAGTTTTTGCATTTTCCGCTTGATTTGCTCCGCCGTTTTGGGCGGCTTTTTTTCTGCGGTTTTTGATTTGGAGTAATACTTTTTTGCGATCCCCTCAAATTCCCTCAGAAGGTAATCCTCAAGCACATCTTCTCGGATTCTGAGGATGTGCGGGCAGTCGGCTGGGTCAAGTGTGTGCGTTCTGCATCGGTAGTACTTGTACACCTGCTTTACAGTCTCCGGCTGCATATTTCTACCGCACTCCCGGCAACGGAGAATTCCGGTAAACAAATATATTCGATCCGCACTGGCGTTCCGCTGGCTTCGCCGTTCCAAGATTTTCCCAGCAAGGTCGAAGGTTTCTCGATCGACGAGTGCGGGCAATGCGTTTTCCACGCCGAACGCCTCACCTAAGTACAGGCGGCTTCTCAACGCATCCTTGTATTTGTTGTACGAGCGTTTGATCCCCCACTCTGTTGCCATATACCGCCTTAGTGCAAGGATGCTTTGCAGCCGTATAAAGGCTGGGAACATATCTCGCGCCGCGTCTGCGGTTTCTTCATCAATGGCGTAGCGCCGGTTCTTCACGCAGATTCCGATGGGAGTTTTCCCGTTGGTGGGCTGGCCCTTTGCCCTCTTGCCCTCGTTGATGGCCTTAATGCGCTCCGATGTGCGGTCAGCTTCGTCTTGCGCTACCGACAACATAATATTGACCTTCAATCGCCCTGATGCAGTCCGCGTTTCGTAGTCCTCTCTGATGGCCTGCCAATCCACATGATTTTTGTCGAGAACCTCTTGCACGGCGTAGTACCCCGCCACATTCCGAAACCACCTATCCAGCTTGACAAAAAGGATGGTGTCGATTTTCCCGGCGCGGCAATCATCAAGCAGGCGCATCAAGGCCGGACGCTTTTTATACGGCTTTCTGGCGCTGATTCCGGCGTCCTCGTAAATACCCACCACCTCCATGCCGTGTGCGGCGGCATATGCAATCAGGGCATCACGCTGGTCTGCCAGGGACAGGCCGTGCTTCGCCTGTTCTTCGGTCGATACCCTGATGTACAGTGCTACACGGATGCGTAGATTATTTGGTAGAGTGACCACTATTTTTTGGCACATGTTATCCCCTCCAAAATCCATAGTTGGCACAATGGATGTCAACCCAAACGCACCAGACAAAAAGCCCGATAATCAATAGTGACAAACCGAGTATGATCCACCTGTATAGCTTCACGGAGTGCCAAAGATTGCACAGTTCTGTGTCCATCAGGCCGATGGTCTGCCGTTTGTTCTCAAGGCGGTGTTCTAGTCCGTCCTTTTCCGCTTGCAACGTTTCCTCACTGGCCGTCAGATGATCTCCGATGCCGTAAAATGCATCCAGCGACACGCCAAGGACGGCGCATATTGGCCCAACCGTGGAGATATAGGGGGCCTTGGAAGCATGGGTAAAGAAATTGTTGACGGTAGACGGCGGAATCCCCGATGCTTCAGCTATGTCCTGAATGGTCATACCCAAAGCGTTACGTTTCGCCTTACAAACTTCCTGAATTGTCATAAAAAGTGCCTCCTTACCCCCAAAATCAAAATATGGGTAAAGGCGGCACAAACTTTTAAACGGCTGAAAATGCCAAAAACCAAGCTTTGGGACTTGCCCACCCAACCCTGTTTTTGCTACACTTTGATTACGGCAAGCCGATACCCCCAAAGGCTTGCCCTCCGGCCCTCGCCGTTTGTTGCAGAGGCGGCGGGGGCTTTCTATTTATTTAATCCCAAGCCATTTGCCAATCTTCCGTTGCCGACCGGCTTTCGTGGTGGGGATTCCGGTAACCTTGGAAAATTTTCGCTTCGCCTTGGTAATACCGAGTGCGCGTTTCCAGCTAAAAGACAATCCGGGGATTTTTAGCTTTGACATAGTGACCTCCTTCACAAAGCGGTGTCCTGTTTATCGGACAGTTGAAATATACGCACATATTTTTGTGCAAATGCGCATTGAAACGCTGGGCCATAAATGATATGCTTGGGACATGAAACGAACAAGTGTACGAACGGGAGGAGCGCAAAACATTATGTTGTATGATATTAAAAATCAGAGTACAATAAATGTCGAGGGCGGCATTGAAATTGTCCGGGAAGAGTTGTTGTCTGCCGCCATGGCGCTCCCATACGAAGAAAAGGTACAGCTTTTAAGATTTATTGAAGGAGGAACAGCCAATGAAAGAGGCTATGATTGCATGGTACAGAGACGCCAAAATGGTTGACGCTGTGAACCGCTGCATGGACGCAATCTGTGCGTCTGGACTTTCCGCAGATGGCGCAAAATATCTTCCGGCTTGTCTGGATCAGGCCATTCGTGCCAGCAATCAGGTTGCTGCTCAAAATACGCAATTCCACGCTGCCCATGTAAGCGTGAAAGAAATCGATGGTGGGTATGATGTTACGCCTTTTGAGTTAAGATTTGTTCGATAGCCGCCGATGCAATCCCTTTTGAGATTGTTTCAATCACCGTTAAAGACACGGAGCCAAATGACCGCAGCAATTTTGATGTTTTTTCCCATTGCGTTTTTCCTTCGATTGCCGCGATAAATTCATGCCCCTTTGGCGTGACATAGTAAATAGACGGCAGACTGTTGTGATGGAAGTTTGTAATGGGATCAAAATGAAAATCTGTTGCCAGATACCCACTCTCCGAAAGCTGAATGATGTGATAAATCAAAGCCCCTGTATCGTATTTGTTCAGTGGCGGGACAAGCCTCATTGAATCGATATATAAAACATGATAACTTGCACAGGTAAAATTGCCGACTTCTTCTGTTTTGATGTAAGTATTATCTTCACAAAACAGCATTAAATCTCGGACACAGTCAGGGTCAAGTTTCATGTCTTATTCCTCTTGCTTTCTAAATATTCAATATAGCGTGAAATCTCAGTTAATTCATCCGCAGATGCGGAGCGGATAAACTGTGCGATTTTATCGTCCACACCCTCGATCTTCGGATCGGGGGTTTCTTTTATGCCTGCAAGAGCATCATCCATGCGGATCTTTGCTTCGGCTACTGGCATTAAAACAGGATAGATATGCTCTAATCCACGCAAATCAGTTTCCTGAACATCGAAAAAAGAACAAAGTTTATCGATAGTTGTTTGATCTGGGTCGACATCAATGCCCTTTTCCCATTTCTTTTTCCAGACGCTTACAGTCCCCTTATTTATTCCGGATTGGATAGCGGCAGCGGATGGAGAAAGGTTTTTGTTTTTACATAATTGCATATATACGTCATAAAACATAAAAAAGCCACCACTTATTTGGTTAATACAGCCAAAGTTTAAACAGATAGACTTTTTACCCGAATATCACTTGACAAGTTTAAGCAATTAGACTATACTGACGATAGTTGAATTGATTAGACAATGCTACCGCCCACCAGATATTACACTGGCGTTCCGGTTGATGTGGTACTTGTAACTGCAATTTCATAGTAGCACATTGGTTTAATTATTTCAACCACTTTTTTAATGTGGAGGTGAAAAAAATGATTGCGAGTTGGACGGGGCAGCTTGTAGGGGCCATGCACAATGCGAATGTGTCGGCGCGGCAGCTTGCTGATTATATGGGGCTGACCCCTGAATACGTTAGCATGGTTCTTAATGGGAAAAAAACACCCAAGGGGGCCGAGGAACGATTTCGAACGGCTCTGCGGGAAATGTGTGCAGACAAGGAGGGCGAATGAGAGAACTAATTCCAATGGATTCCTACGGCGTATTTGCAGATGGGCATGACACAGCCAGGGCAAACAGCCTGATGGTGGCGGAATTTTTCGGGAAGCACCACGACAAGGTTGTGCGAGATATTGAAAACCTTGACTGCTCGGCTGAATTTAATGCCGCCAACTTTGGCGTTATTAAATACACGGACAGCCGGGGACGCAGGCAGCGGGCCTATGCCATGACACGGGACGGATTTATGTTCCTTGTGATGGGGTATCGCGGGAAAAAAGCGGCGGCAATTAAGGAAGCCTACATCAAGCGCTTTAACGATATGGAACGTTTGATCGGTACGCTGGTGGAAACACGGCAGGAATTCCCGTTACTAACTGCGAGCATTAAACTGATCCACGAGCATCCGAAGCCATACCACTTTTCCAACGAGGCCGATATGCTGAATCGGATGGCAATCGGTATGACCGCAAAAGAGTTTCGCAAGGCCCACGGCCTCAAGGATGGCGAGAGTATCCGGCCATATCTGACGGCAGAGCAGCTTTCTGTATTGGACACGTTGCAGAAGGTGGACATTGGTCTGCTGCTTGCTATACCGGATTATGACCAGAGGAAGCGACAACTCCAGTGGTATCTAACACAGCCTGCATCTGGGAGGCTGGCCGTATGAGCAAGAAGCTGGCAAGGATGTACGGCGTGACGGTGGACGAACTGTTCGAATCCAGCGATGGGGAATAAAAAATGCCCCGTCCGGTGTTGCAGACCGGGCAGGGCGGCGGAACAAATCTTAGGCTCAGATATGTATCCTGTGGCTATTTTAGCACAGGGGAAAGGAAAAGGCAATGGCGAAGAAACGAAAAATCGAATACCGGGTGATCTGGGTGTCTCCGCCTGACCCGGTGAAGATCATGACGGAGTTCGGCAAGATCTGGTCGAGGGAGCATGGCCTTGAGTTTGACGGTGTTTACACCAAAGAGGGGGACATTAAGCAATGAACTGGAACCTGTTTTTTATGATCGTTGGCGTGGCCTATGCGGCCACTTGGGTATTCAAAATCGTTGACCTGATTGAAGGAGGGAATCCGCATGAGAAAGCGTGAACGGCGCACCAGAGAGCAGCGGAAGGCGGACGCCTCCGCATGGATGGGCTTTATGAGTTTTCTGGCCCTGCTGCTGATCACCATTGCGTACATGGTGGTGAGCGCACGATGAACAGAAAGAACCGGCATGAGCACCATCCGCTGGATATCTGCCCGGTGTGCGGCATGGACAGCGGTGAGCGGGTGCAGTCCACGGACGCACCGTTTAAGCACTATGTACGGTGTTCCACCTGCGGCGCTATCACAGCTGGCTATGCCCAGCAATCCAACGCCACGAAGGCGTGGAAGAGAGGGGATGCGTGGAAATGAAGATCTATCCGGTGTGTGCGAGATGTTCCATCGTCATGAACCCCAACGCGTTTGACGATGTGGCTCCGGGGTTTTTGATCAACGGCGAGTGCTACTGCCCGGAGTGCGCGAAGGATTGGCTCAAGGATGAAGTTGACAGCGATCCGGAAGCTGTGGCACGGGCCATGGGGATTGCGATCATCGAAATCCCGGAGGGCTGATATGAACCAGTGTGAGCGGATCTTGAAGTATCTGGATGAACACGGCAGTATCACACGGGCCGAGGCCATGAGCGAGTGCGGGATCGCTAATTTCACGGCGCGGGTCTCTGACTTGCGGCGGGACGACGTGGCGCTGGACGTGGAGACGGTCACACAGAAGAACCGCTACGGCGAGACCGTGCGGTTTGCAAGATATAGGAGGAAAGAATGAACCTTTATGAAATTGACACGGCCATTACGGCCCTGGTAGACCCGGAGACCGGCGAGGTCAGCGACTTTGACGCATTTGACCGGCTAAGCATGGCGCGAGATCAGAAGATCGAGAACATCGCGCTATATTACAAGAATCTGGTGGCGGATGCCGCTGCCTACAAGGCTGAGAAGCTCGCCTTTGCCGAACGGCAGAAGGCGGCGGAGAACAAGGCCCAGCGCCTCAAGGACTATCTGGCGTATGCCTTGCAAGGGCAGAAATTTGAATCCCCCCGCTGCGCGGTGAACTTCCGCAAGACTACCAGCGTGAACGTGGCTGATCCTGACACTGTTTTGGCATGGCTGCAGAACCACGCACATGAGGACTGCATCCAGCATGCAGAGCCGACCATCAGCAAGGCGGAGCTTGCCAAGATCCTGAAAACAGAAGCCGTCCCCGGCGCGGAGCTGGTGGATGGTTATAGCGTGGGGGTGAAGTAATGAATATCTTTGAAAGCATTACCGCGATCATGCAGGAGATCCCGGCGATTGGGAAGGAAAAGAAGAACCAGCAGCAGGGCTTCAAGTATCGCGGCATCGACGATGTGATGAACGCCCTGCAGCCGATCCTCTCCAAGTACAAGGTGTTCGTTGTGCCGGAGGTGATCGATCAGTCACGGGAGGAGCGTGTGACCAACAAAGGCGGTACGATTCTGTATTCCATGCTGAAAATCAAATACACGTTCTACGCAGAGGATGGCACCAGTGTTTCGGCGGTGGTGATCGGCGAGGGCATGGACAGCGGGGACAAGGCCAGCAACAAGGCGATGGCGATTGCCATGAAGTATGCGTTCTTCCAGGTATTCTGCATCCCCACCGAGGAAATGAAGGACCCGGACGCGGAAACGCCGGAGCCGAGCAGGCCGAAAGAACCGGCGATCCCCACACGGCAGAAGCCGGGGTACAGACTTCCGCCGCAGGGCGATGCCACCGTTATCTGTGAGTGCTGCGGCGGTCAGGTGATGGATTACTTTGACGGCAGAGCCACGGTGAAGGCGGCGCGTCTGGCGGCGAGAGCGAAGGAACTGTACGGCCATGCGCTGTGCGAGAAGTGCGTAGCCGAGGTCAAGAAGGCCAGCGATGCAGCTAAGGAGGCCAACGATGCAGCAGGTTAACGCCACATCGTTCCGCTGGACGATGGATGCCGCCGGAGACTGGCTGTGCATCCAGACCAACAAGGCACGACAGGTGCTTGACACGCTGAAAGAGGGCAAAGCCTATGACGTGGAGATCAAGGAACACCGGGAGAAGCGGAGCCTCGACAGCAACGCCTACGCATGGGTTTTAATTGACCGGCTGGCAGAGAAACTGCACATCCCCAAAACCGAGATCTATCGGCGATATATCCGGGAGATCGGCGGGAACAATGAGACGGTGTGCATCCCGGATAAAGGCGTAGAGAAGCTGCGGAGCGGTTGGGAGCATAACGGGCTTGGCTGGCAGACAGATACCATGCCAAGCAAGCTCCCCGGCTGCGTCAGGGTGGTTTTGTACTACGGTTCCAGCACCTACGATACCGCGCAAATGTCACGGTTGATCGACCTGATCGTACAAGATTGCAGGGAGCAAGGTATTGAGACCCTGTCTCCGGACAAGCTGGCAGGGATGATGGAGGAATGGGGATGCACAAAATGATAAAGGCCACGTCCATTCCGCAATCCGTGAAAGTTGTTGTATGGGCACGGGACAATCATCAGTGCGTGATCTGCGGGTCTCCCGCAGGCGCGCCGGTGGCCCATGTGGTACGGCGTTCGCAGGGCGGCAGAGGAATTGAGCAGAACATTGCAACCCTCTGCCCCCGCTGCCACCGCCTGTTTGACGAGGGGCCATTACGAGACCGCGAGCGCATCTATGTGCGGCTGGTGGCGTACATGAAAGCATTTTACCCGGATTGGAACCGGGAGGACATGATTTACAGAAAGGGAGCTATTTCATGCTGAACAGAATTATTGTGATGGGCCGGATGACCCGCGACCCTGAATTGCGCCGCACCAACAGCGGCACGGCGGTGGCATCCTTCACCGTGGCGGTGGATCGGGATTTTAAGTCCCAGTCCGGCGAGAAGGAAACGGATTTCATTGATGTGGTGGCATGGCGAAACACCGCAGAATTTGTGAGCAAGTATTTCTCTAAGGGCCGCATGGCCGTGGTGGAGGGCCGCCTGCAGCTGCGTGACTGGACGGACAAGGACGGTAACAAGCGCCGCACCGCCGAGATCGTGGCCGACAGCGTGTACTTTGGCGATTCCAAGCGGGACGGCGGGGACACAGCACAGAGCGAACCGCAGGGCGGTTTCAGCGAGATCGAGGATGATGGGGATCTCCCGTTCTAAGGCGGTGGGCGAATGCCGAACAGGATCATCAAGGATAGCATTAGGACGAGCAAAAGCATCAATGCAATGTCGGATTTCCAATTCCGATTGTGGGCATATCTGATTACTTACGTTGATGATTATGGGCGCGGCAGCGCAGACCCGGAATTGCTCAAAGGCTTTGTATTCCCCCGCAGAAAAGGTGTGACTGAGGGAACGATCAGTAAGACGCTTGCAGAATTGGCGACCATAGGTTCTGTGATCCTCTATGAAGTTGACGGAGAACCGTACCTATGTTTTCCAAACTGGAGCGAACACCAGACGGTGAGGAACAAAGTAAGCAAATTTCCGGCACCTGCTGACGGATTGATTACATCTGAAATCAATTGCAAGCAATTGCAAGCAAGTGAAAGCAAATGCGCCCGTAATCCAATCCAGAATCCAGAATCCAGAATCCAGAATCCAGAAGAAGTAGGCGGCGAGCCGCAAGCGGCATCCCCGCCGGTGGTTTCCATCCCGCTCAATGACGGCACTGAATATCCGGTGTCGCAGGCACAATGCCAGGAATGGGCGGGCGTGTACCCTGCTGTCGACGTGATACAGCAGCTGCGGGAGATGCGGGAATGGTGCCTGAATAACCCAGCAAAGCGGAAAACGGCGCGTGGTGTGCGCGGATTTATCACCCGCTGGCTTGCCAAAGAACAAGATCGCGGTGGCCGCAAGGGCGCAAAAGGCCCCGGCTTCAAGTGCGAGGACGCTTGGGGGTATGTGTGATGATACGGCTTGTGATTGATATTTGCGGCGAGGACACGCAGGGCACGAAGGAGGCCGTGGCAATGCTGCTGGAGCCTCTGGGCCGTGTCCGGGTGGTCAGCGTCATTGTAGGCGGAAAGGAAGAAAAGCGATGATTGCATTTGAGATACCCTATCCGGCAACGAAGCGTGGTAAAGCGGCGTGGAACAAGCGGTTTGGGCTAAACGCATATTACGCCGGAAAGCACTGGTCGCAGCGGAAGAAGGATGCGGAAGAGCTGCACACCTTGGCCCACTGGGCAATGCGAAAAGCAGGAATTACAAAACGTCTGGTAAATCACCCCGTCAAGGTGACATTTTTCTGGAATGACAATCTGGACGTTGACAATCACGGCGCACTGGGCAAAGCCTTTGTGGATGCGATGAAGGGCTACATACTGCCGGATGACAACCCCGAGTGGTTTCGCGCCGTGGAACACAAATTTTGGAGCGGAGATACGATCCGCGTGGAAATTGAGGAGGCAGAATGATGGATGCTGTGGAGTTTTTGGACAAGGTTGACCGTCTCAGCAAAAGGGGATCTACCGAAGAAAAAATGCGCTACAACGATTATAGGACAGAAAGAGATAATACACGGGCGGTGAAGTTTGTCGAGCGATGGGACGCCGAGCACCCCATCAAAACCCGCCAGAGCGAGTTCTTGAAGCTGTTCCCGTACGCACGTGTTAAAAAAGCGAATGGGTTACCGATAGTCAGCCCTTGCGACCTCGACGTCAAGCTGGCGGGCGAATGCGAGGGGATTCCTTGCCAGGAGTGCTGGAAGGATTTCTGGCTTGCGGAGGTGGAGGAATGACCCACTTAGGCGATATAACAAAGATCCACGGCGGGGAAGCACCCGTTGTGGACGTGGTGATCGGCGGCAGCCCATGCCAGGACCTTTCCATTGCCGGAAAACGGGCAGGGCTTGCCGGGGCGCGTTCCGGCCTGTATATGGAGCAAATACGGATTATCAAGGAGATGAGAGAACGTGACATGGCAAGCGGGCGAACAGGTGAGTTTGTGCGACCTCGGTATATGGTCTGGGAAAATGTCCCCGGAGCCTTCTCAAGCAACGGCGGAAAAGACTTCGCAGCCGTCCTCGAAGAAGCCATCCGCATCGCAGAACCGGAAGCCCCCGATATTGAAGTGCCTGAAAAAGGTTGGAACACCTGGGGGGGATACCACGATGAAATGGGAGGACGATGGAGCGTTGCGTGGCGAGTGCTCGATAGCAAATTATGTTCAGCTGAACATAATTGAGCTAATGTATAGTTGAAAATAATGTATAGTCACCTCCTAAAACTGATGAAA